AATGCCTTTAGGTTACTCATAGCATCGTCGTACAAACGAGTTTTAGTGTAGTTTTGAGTATTTAGGTATTTGCGAAACACAACTTTCTTTGCTTCGGCAGGTGAATCCATTCCTAGATTACCTGAACGCTCAACGTGCATTGAGTCGATTGGAAGGCCATGATCTCGGAAAGTCTGGAGGAACATATTCTTATCATCGAAGTCTGCTCGAGCCGTTACAATGATTGCTCGGCTATGAGGGTTCTTTTTGGCTTTGACAATTGCCTTGGCCTTTTCAATCATTCTTACAATCGGTGTAGAAGTCTTACGAAACACTTCAGCAGATTTAAATTCTCTAAAGTCGTATTCTTCACCATCCTTGCGCTTGTAGGTATTGAATTCCTGGTTGTCCAACATTCGAACAACCTTGCCATCCTTTACTACAGCAACTTTGGCTTTGGTATGGAAGAGCGTCTCATCGATATCAAAGATCGTGAGAGTTCCGGAGCCTATAAAATTTTTAAATCTGTTTATCTTTTTCATATTATCTTTATATCTTATTTTGAAAAAAATGTCAACCGTTATTTTAAATTACTTTTTGCCCGCCGGAAGGTTTTCCTTTTAATCGATAACTTGCCATAACATCTATAGATGCTGGTTTATCGCTGTTTAATCCGCGAGGTTGAATTCTAACTTCTAAAGCAGCTACTAGGCCACCCAGTTTATTTAAGCTTTTGATTCCTAAAAATGATGCAATCATCTTCATGTCTGCTTCTGATACACCACCGGTTTTGTCAACATACCACATTTCATCTTTAATCATCATAATTAGCACATGGCCATCAGCACGAAACTTGGCACTGGTTTTTTTAAACTTAGATTTGTAATGAGTAAGAATCTTATCGCCCAAAGTGCTATTAACAATATTAGCTATTTGATAGTTCTTTGTGCTATTGGCAAAGTTTTTAGCTGCAGCTTTTCTAGTTGCATTGTCCTTTATAACTGTCATAGCGCCTGAATATATGGATTTTACTTCACTAGAAAAATGCTTTTGTAAATCAGAAAGCAATCTCTTTCCATTTTTAATAGCATCTGGAGTTTTATTCATTATGGTTAGAAGTTCTTGCTTTTGCTCGCTGTTTTTATCTTTAGTATAATATTTGGTGCCATCAAATATCCAGTCACGCATAGATCCCATTTGAGCAGTGTGTGCATTTTTATATTCTATATGTAGATTAATTTTTTTATTAGGCAATAATAATGTAAAGCCAAAGTCAGGAAAGCCCGCGTCCGCGCCTGCCGGCTTTTGAAAGGCTATAGCGTTTTTTAACATTTTTTGCAGCTTATTAAAAGCATTTATTTCGTCTTGAAACGCCTTATCACTAGCCATAAATCATATCTCCTTTAGTCTATTTATCACACAAAGAAAAACCGGCCCGAGTATTGCTACTGGGCCGGCCGTGCTATATTCGAATTTTTTATTTTTTAATCGCGATATCCACGACGCTCAAGATGATCGTTATCATATGTAGAAGTTGTCTTGCGCTTAAAATTAGTACCAAGTTTTTTGGCTGCCATGTGCTGACCAACTTCTCTTTTAGCTACATTTTTCATAGCTTTGTCACCACTGGCATAATGCTTAGCTTCTTTTGATGAATCTTCTGCATCATCTGCCTTGTCATAATGGTATCCAGCTTTTTTCCAATTTTTATTAAGATCAGCTTTAGATTTTTTTACATAGTTTTGACGCAAAGTATCCGATATTTCTTGCAAATCCTTGGCTTCAAAATGACCTTCAAGCGCTTCAATATACATGTGAAGCATGTTGATATAGTCTTCAGAAGTAAGTTCTAGTTCTTCGGTAATTTCAATATCTCTGATTCCGCGCACTTTTTCTTTATGCACCTGTTCAGAAATAAAATTTGCGTAGATATCAGTCGACATTCGTATTCTCCGTGATTCGGTTTAAATCCGATTTATTTATATCACGCTGCTATTTGAAACCAGTCTGGCACCGACCGTTTAGTCCATGCCATCTTGAATCGATCCTGTTTGGTCTGATAGAACTTACGATAAGATCCTACGATATCATTGTAGTTTATGCATTCAGGATTGGCCTTCATGGCCAGTGGTTGTGGAGTCTTATAGCCAACTGGAATGTTACGAGGCGGAGACTTAAGAGCCTCACGAAGCAACGTGTCAGTGGCATGAACCTTGCCATAACGATATGTGTATTCGTCACATAGAGCTACAAAATGGACATAGTGCCAGTTGTAGTTGTTGTTGCTCTCGGCTGTCCAGATGGTACAAGGGTGATGCATATGCACTGCCTTGTAGAACGTATCTTCGCGCTGGTCTGGCAAGACCCAGTACTTTGACATGGTCTTGCCAGACTTTGATGGCTTACGAGTTTCCACACCATCAAGCATACGATGAACTGTCGAAAGCATTTGAGCACTTTCGACAATCATCTTGACAACGTGCTTGTCACATTGTAGTTGAGCTGCAACTACAGGGTCATGATCTAGAACAAATAAATTCATGGAAACATCTCATCACTGTTTAGCATTTCATCTCTTTCTTCTGGTGTCGTTTCATTTGTAAGTATACCATATACTAAAACACAAATAATTGACACCACTAAAATGAAAAGCATTACAGTCCAGCTTTCTTTACAAGATCTTTATATCCACGCCACGATGGATGGATATCATCAGGTTGAACATACGAAGTAGAGATGATACGATCTCCGTAACTTACAGCAAGGCTTTTCACTATGGCATTCACCTTAGGTTTACAAAAGCCTTTGTTACAAGGAGGCATAATCCATACTACATTTCCTACCTTAATACGAGTTCTAATTATTGTCAACTCTTTTTTTGTATTCACACCGGAATGATCGTTTGTTCCAAGACTAATCACGATTGTCTTGGCTTCAAGAGGAGTCTTACCCCACTTCTTATTCCATTGCCATGTGTTATATCCACCCTTCGAATATGATACACATTCTTTCGGAGCAAACATTTTAGTACCTACGGCGATCGAGTCGCCCATAATTAAACATTCTAACATTATACTTGTATCCCTGTTACTTGTTTGATATACTGAGTTGCTACCATCTGACCAGTTTTAACAGCACCAACAATTGTGGTATCTGAAATCAAAACATTACTATCAGGAGCAGAGACAAGCCATGGCATCATGCCGAATCCACCATTACCAGTCATGGCAATCGATCGTGGCTTAAGGAGCTCAGTCACTCCACCTTCTTGCTTCACTCGAGCAATGATTTCCTCACCCGAGATAAGCTTAATTGTATAAACTTCATTCTGTTCCATTATAATCTACCTTATGAATCATATTAAATTTTTGCGCATCCGTCCAAACTTTGAGATACTCGTTATCCTCATCAAACAATCGAAGATACTCTGCATCATCAATGACACGAGCATAACTGATTGTCTCGTCAAGATGTAACTGACTAAACTCTTCGGCTTCTTTCATCGTCACAACGTCTTTAGCATGTTCTGCGCTCTCACATTCAATAACGTATCGCATGCGAAACATGTCGATTGTCTCTACAAGATACTTAGGCATTTGTAATCTCCGTATACTGAGTTTCACCATACTGCCGAGAATATGACCATCTACGATTACAGACAGTGCATCTCAGAGCACCAGAGGTGATGTTGCCATCCGGATTCGTATTGTTTCCATGCTTATCGTAGGTAGGAGGAAAGTACATGCATGTTGTCATGCTCATACCGTCCTCCTGAAAACGACAGTCTTTGTCACAGTCAAGATTAGGGATCAAAGTTCGGGTTCCAACTTATCAAACTCAACAGTACCAGGAACAGTGTACCAGCTGATAACACGCTCGAGTGACTCAATCATCTTACGAATTTCCTTACGATCTTCTTCAGGATCTATTGAAAACACCTTTGCAGTACCACGCTCATAATCTTTTAACAAAGCTGATCGTGTTTCAAACAACTGATCAACAATAATTTGATCGACAGCTTCAGCATCAAGTTCTACAGTAATCTTATTCATTAAAGTGCTCCAAAGTAATTAAAGGTTTGTGTTTTTTGACGAGTTAGTTTCAGACGAGAACCATCCTTGGATCGATACTCGAACGTACCAGTTTCGCCATTGATATTAATCAATTCAGACT